AATCGTATTATAAATCGTATAATACTTTGAGTGCAGTTGAGGAATTTTTAAAGATTCATCATGTAAATTATCAGGATCAATGACAGAATCTCTCTGCCACATCTCCTGAATTTCATCAAGGTTCATAGGGGATTGCCAATTGTATCTAGGATAGTATAAGCAGTATACTTGAAGGACACCTGTGCTGTAAAGTAGTTGACGTCCGTATCAATCGCAGTAAATTCCAACGGTGTAAGAGAAACGGGAAATAATTCTTCAAATTTAACTCTTGCAATATCTCTATAATTGCTATTTAAAATATGAAGTGTTCCATCACAGTATTGTAACTTTTTATCTTCTAAACCATCAACATTAGTAGTTAGATCTTTAAATTGTTTTGTAGATTGTGGAAATCCTAGTCCAGTTAACCAATTATGAATTACCATATAATTTTGAAGATTTTCATCAACCAAGAAATTCATAGTAAAATCTTCATAAACTAATTCAGTTCCAGGAATATCGAGTATTCTAAAGGTTGATGGTTGCAGTGCAGTTCCTAATGTTATTCCAGGAATTTTAGCAGTATTTGAAAAAAAATCAACTTTTTCTTTTGATACTAAAGTAAATTTAAATCCAATTGGCGACAGATAATTTCTGTTCTGAATTTGAGAATCATTAAAACTAGATCTGGACATTGGTTATTATTCTTTTATGATTAAATTATACCAGTCCTCACTCATACCACTAATAATTTTTTCTGCATTTTCTTTACCATCTGCATAACCTTCTTCAATAAGGTGATTTACCACTCTTTCGTAATATTCATAAATTACTTTAGATTCTTTTGGCGTTGGTTTCATTTTTTTGTGCATTTATTTTTATTTAGATAAAAAAAAGAGGGTCTTTCGACCCTCAAATAGATATGTGAATCGAGATCACATGAGATTGAGAACTTGAACTCTTCTGTAGTAGCGGTTGCTATTAGCAGTGATGCGACCAAGACCCGCAGTGGTTCCCTCAGCGAATGGGTTGGCAACAAGACCATAGCGGGTCTTAAAGCCGATTTTAGGCTGGAAGGTGTTCTCACCAACGGCACGAACCATTTGGAGAGGAACATATGGGCAGTAGAAGAGACCAGCGTCATAAGGTGAAGATCCCTTATAACCGACAACGTAATACTGGTTAGCAGCAACGTTTGCTGAATATGGATCAATATATACGCGATACTTGCCTTGAAGAACACCAGCAAAAGTGTTACCAGTATCATCAACATTAAGGTTGGCGTTGAGTGCAGGGGTGTAATCAAGAACACCTGCCATGGTGAGTGCCGAAGCAACATCAGCAGAGCAGAGGATCATATTACCCTTCCCTCTACGAGTTCTTTGTGCGATTGCGTTGGCATCGCGCTCGATTTGGAAGATAAGACCCTTGAACTTCTCAACAGACCAACGACCGTTGGAGTCAACATCGAGGTCGAAAGTACCAGCGGTAGCGGTATTTGCTTGAGCACCAGACTCAGCAACGTTATAGATGGTACGGATAACTTCGCGGTTGATTTCAGCAAGAATTTCAGTGCTGAGGATGTTAGCAAGCTCAGCCTCTGCATTCAGACCGTGAATTGCCTTCAGGTCTTGTGCGAGTTCGAGTGAATACTCGGCTTTCAGAGCACGTGATTTTGCAGTAACGGTGACTTTCTCAATCGAGAATGCCATTTCGTTGAAGTGATCGCCAGCACCCTGTCCAAGGTTCTCGGCGTCATCTGTACGCATACCCTGACCTACGTTGTAGGTAGTTGCATCGCCAGATGAGGTTACGGTAGGATCAAGCGCACCAGGGTTGGTTCCTTGCTGGCTTGTAGTACCAAGACCAACAGCACCACCAGTAAATCCACTGGTAAGATTTTTGCCACTATCTTGACCAGAGAATGCAGTATCAACTTCGTTGAAGAATGCTTCAGTTCCGGTCTGATTGTTGTAGCGGGAACGCATTGCGAAGATGAGTCCAGTAGGACCATTCATTGGTTGAACACCTGCCAGGTCATAAGCAACCAGGTTAGGCATTGCACGTCTGATCAGTGAGATCAGAACGGGATCGAAGCCAGCTACAGGTGTAGTAGCTGCTCCACCAAAACCAGCGCCACCAACTCCACTAGAAATTGAAGTGGATCCAGTATTGACGGTTGGAGCTTCGGAGAGAAATGCTCTCTCTTCACGAAGTTCTCTTTCTTGGTTTTCAAGCAGGACAGCGGTTACCGATCTGCGATGCGAATCTCTGATTGGATCAAGACCCTCATAGTCCAGGATAGGTGCCCACTTCTCCTGCAAATATTCTGCATTGAACATTTGCATTTGTTTTTACCTCTTTGGAAAAAATTGTTGTTTGATTATGATTTAAAAATCACTTTTTAGAAGCTCTTGAAAGAGTCTCTAAATAAGCAGCCATCATTGGAGAAACAGACTCATTAAGAGCCTCTTGCTCGGTTTGATTTACTTCTTCTGAGAGATTTTCAGTTGCGCTTCTTTGAGTACCAGCATTTGATGGGAAATATGATTCCCTCAGTGTTACCAGCTTCTCACGATAGTCTGCTTCACTTTCAAACTCAACATTTTCGGCAAGAGAAGCGAGTTTGTCCTTCTGAGAAAGTGCAAGACCCTCAGCGACTTCTGCAAAGATTACATCAGCAACTGACTCGGCTAATCTTTTATTAAGAGCAACATTTCTTTGAATTTGCTCGTTGAGTTTTGACTCCATTTCATCTAGTTTATCTACCATGCTCTCGATTACATCATATCTATCTTCAGGAACAGTTACATAATGATCTTCAAAAAGTTGCTTCATGCCTGAGAGGAAACTCTCAGTCATTTCAGTTTTAAGTCCGTGCTCAACTGCGAGTGCATTCTCTTGGAACCACTCATCAGCAACATACTCTAGATATGCATCAAGTCTTTCTGTGAGTTCAGACTTGATAGTAGTAATCTCTTCTACAAGAGCGGATTCATAAGCCTCTTGAAGAGAACCTCTGATTTCGGCAACTTTTGATCTGATTGCCGCTTCAAAGATTGTACGTGCTTTTTCTTGAAACTCTTCGGAAAGTTCTTCGCCAGCAAGAAGAGCATTAACATCTTCTTCGATGTCAAAATCTTCTTCTACTACTTCTTCCTCATCAGTTTCCTCTTCTTCGTCATCACCCTCTTCACCAGCTTCGAGATCTTCTTCCTCGTCTGTTTCTTCTTCAATGACGTCTTCTTCCTCCTCAGATTCTTCCTTCATTGCATCTGCTGCCGCTGCTTTCGCATTAACAACATTTTTGACCTGAGCCAAAGATGCGCCAGGAGTGTTGAGTTTTGCTGAATCGTCATCGGGACGATAATTTTCGGGAGTAGGACCGCCGAGGTCTTCAACTGGAATACCAGCCGAAGTCATTGGCTCAGCAGGTGCAGCCCCTTTGGTTACTACGTTTTCCATTTCTTGTAAATTGCTACCAACGGACATTTGTTTTAGATTTTGTATATTTAATCTATATTTATTTATAAATTAAAGATTTGAAAGAAATTCGTTGAATAAATTTAACTTATTTTCTTCAAGTCTTTTTTGATCGACTAATGTATTAATTCTCTTTTGAGTTTGAGCGGCAAGTTGTTCACGAAGAATACCACCTTCCCACACCCATTCTTTACCTTCCATAATTCCAGATACAAATGCATCAGGTGCAGATGGATCAGCGACAATATCAGCAGCAGTAGCGAGCATAAAGTCTTCGCCTACAATCTTATGACCTTCATTAGTCATCTTGAGTGATCCAACACCACGAGATGAAACTCCAAGACAAACTCCCTCATCAATGAGAGATCTTGCAATTTTACCCATGGGAGTCTCAAGAAGTTGTGCTTTACCTCTAAAATTATTTCCTTCACAAGAAAGAGAAATAATTTTATGTGACACTCTGTCAAGATTTACTGTTGGACCATCAGGGTGTCCAAGTTCTCCTAAGGCACGACCTTTTTGGATAAAGTTTTCATCATATCTCTTTACCTCGCGTGAAAGAGTTTCCATGGGATACATTCTACCATTTCTATTGGTAATGTCCCCCTGAAGAAAAATTCCTTCAATATAACACTTTTTAGATGATCCTTTACCTTCAGTAATAAATTTAACTTGTGAGACTTCTTCTGTGAT